CAATTATGAATGGTATTAAAGGTGGTTCAAATGCAACACCAATATTTACTGATAATCCGGGATTTTAACGACCCGTCCAAACCTTAACAACAGGTCTTATTTTTCTTTTCATTTTTAAATTATTAATATAATCATCAAATGATAATCCCCATGTATCATAATTCTGTATATTACCTAATAGTGCTTTTGGTTTTATAATTTTAGGATTTTCCGTATAAAATATACAACCAAAAATTCTCTCTAAACAACATCTATCTGCTCTACAAGAAACCGCTGAAATCATATTTGTTAAATTATATTTATTTTGTAATTGTAAAAGAAATCCATGATTAATATAGGATTGAACACCAAAACAACCATACCATTTATTATGAGGTAAACCAATAACAATATTATTAAATGATAATTGAGGTTCTATTAATATTTTATTTTTTAGATGATTAGTTATTCTCAATGTGTTATTTACATTCTCTTTATCAGAATAAAAAAACCATAAAGGTATAACATTTATATTATTTAATAATTCAAAATTAATTTTTTTATGAAAAAATACACTATCATGTATAATTACTGCATTATCAAAAAATTTATGTTTAATATAATAATAATAAGGTAATAATTCTCCGCGTCCTTTAAATTCTGATTCAATAATTTCTAAATTTGTGTAATAAAAATCAGCTTTTACAAAATTTTTATCACTATTATCATCAATAATAATTATTTTATTATTTGGATATAGTCTTCTTAATAATTTTACAGAATGGTTCCAGTATCTATTTGTTTTTTCAGAATTAACATGTCTTGTTATTATAAATCCATATGAAGTCATTATATAATTAAATATATAATTATATAATTAAATTGTAAATAAATTGTAAATAAATTATAAATAAATTGTAATTATTTTATACATAAACAGGAATATTATCAATATTAATTACATCTGGTGGAATATCCCCCTTAAATTTTGAAAAAACATCAAATTCTGGTCGTTCTAATTGTGCTTGCGGTGTATGATTATGAACACATCTTGCTATCATTTTATATAATTTGAAATCAGGATATCTATCTGTGCCATTGTTTTTGTATAACATATTAATTCCTTTATCATCCAAACACCATTCTACAACAAGACGCTTTACAGGATCATCACATTTACTCAAGTCTTTAACTTCTTCAATATCATCAACTAAATAATCAAATATAGAGCATGCTAGACGACATAAATCAAAACTATAGTTTGGTTCTAATCTAGGTTTTTGGTCATTTAAATATGGTTCTGTATTATATTGTGTTGCAGCATCTCCACCGGTTTGAAAACTATCACTACAAAATAATTTACCATTAAATTTATAGATACTTCTACCAAAATCAATAATTTTAAATAATCTACCAAAAGTAGGAACCTTATAGTATTTCTTTTTGTAACAATAATAAATAAATTTTTTATTTGTTTGATTATACATTACATTATTTGTATGTAAATCATTATGGGTGAAATTAAATGATTGTTGATATGTAATTAAAATCATAATTATTTGCATAAATGCTGAATACCATTCTTCTTTTATTAAATCATTATTTAAAATTAAATCATCAAATGTATTTTCACAATTTTCCATACCAATTACTTGAACTGGAAATTTAGGTATGGTAACATTAATAATTTCTTCATCATCCTCATCCTCATCCTCCTCATCCTCATCATCTTCATCTTCATCCTCATCCTCATCATCCTCTTCATCATCTTCATCATCCTCATCATCCTCTTCATCATCCTCATCATCATTATCAGATTGGTTATTTATGACATCTTCATCCAATTCATTATCTTCTATTGAAGTATGAGATGATCTAGATGAACATGTAGAACTAGATCTTAATGTCACTGTTTTATTATCATTGTGTAAAATATTATCAGTTTCAATATTTTCTAAATCAACTAATACATTATTTGATGAATTATGTTGATTTTCTTCAAAAATATTTTCAAATATTTCATTATCAAAAGATTTAATAGATAACATAGATTTGGCACTTGTATCATGTTGAATATTTATTGGTTTAAGCTTTTGAACATCGTTTTGAAATAAATGCTCATAATTATCAACTTTAAATAAACTATTTTTATTTTTATTGAAAAAGTCAGAATTATTTAAATAATCAATATCATCAAATACATTTAATGTATAATTATTTTTTATACCTAAAAATGAACCATAATAATCTACACCATGAATAAAATTATGTTTTTCTAATAATTTACTACTAAAAAATATAAATAATCCATCTACATAAGCAGCATTATTTGTGTCCATAAATTTTGGATGAAAATCATTACTAATAGTTTCAATTTTAGGTAGATTAAATAAATTAGGGTCTGATATATTATATCTACCTATCAAATATTTATATGGGTCTAACAATGGCGCTAATTTAAAAAATACGTCTTTATTTTTAACTTTATCATTTTCTAGATTTTTTAATTTACAATTATATATTTTAATATACTCATTATTTTCAGATATATCATTTATACCAGAAATATACCATGGATGATTTAAATTAATATTATTATAATTTGTTTCATTCAATGAAAAAAATTTTGTATAAATTGGAATATAATTTTGTAAATTTGATAGAAAAAGACCATTAGGGTTTTCTAAACATTTAAAGAGTTCAACATTTTTTCTTTTTTGATAATGTACATTTAACATTCCTTTAGCTAAATAATATATAAATTATATAAGTTTTTAACTTATTAATTCTTTAATTAATTATTTTATTGTTAACATACTATTTTGTAATAAAGTTTGCGTAAAAATAAATAAAAAATAATTTCTAAATGTTATAGTAATGACTTTAGAATTAAAAAAATTTGATATGAAATCAATCAGTTTTAAACCAAATGAAAATAAAGGACCTGTGGTTGTATTAATTGGTAAGCGTGATACAGGTAAATCATTTTTGGTTCGTGATTTACTTTATTATCAACAAGAAATTCCAATTGGGACTGTTATATCAGGAACAGAAGAAGGCAATGGATTTTATGGAAAAATGGTTCCAAAATTATTTATTCACAATGAATACAATACAGCTATTATTGAAAATATTTTAAAAAGACAGAGAACTGTTTTAAAGCAGGTTAAAGTAGAGATGGAAACTTATAAACGCAGTAATATTGATCCGCGTGCCTTTGTTATTTTAGATGATTGTTTATATGATAACACATGGGCGCGCGATAAAATGATGCGACTTTTGTTCATGAACGGGAGACATTGGAAGATAATGTTGGTCATAACAATGCAATATCCGCTTGGAATACCTCCAACTCTCCGCACCAATATCGACTACGTTTTTATTTTGAGAGAAAATTACATTGCAAATAGAAAACGTATCTATGAGAATTATGCTGGTATGTTTCCAACATTTGAGAGCTTTTGTCAGGTGATGGACCAGTGTACTGAAAATTATGAGTGCTTGGTAATAAATAATAACTCTAAATCTAATAAACTACATGATCAAGTGTTTTGGTATAAAGCCGATAACCATAATGACTTCAAATTAGGGTCTAAAGAGTTCTGGGAATTATCTAAAAATTTGAAAGATGACGATGATGATGAGCCGTATGACCCAAATAAAATGAAAAAACGCGGCGCCGGACCTAAAATCAGTGTCAAAAAAGCAAACAAATGGTAGAATTTTCTAACGTAAAGAGAGAGTGAGTATTCATAACTTTGATAATACATAAAAATTGTTGTCATTACTACTGACATCATCGGAAGCTAAACAAATTTCTGCTGCTAAAATGAGTAGAATAATTAAAAATCAAACTTTGATAAATTCTAATTATTTATATATAGTTAGCAATTTAAATAATTTTCAAATCTCTCACTATTATCACTATATGAAGGGCGTTGCTTTCCTAACCTAGTTTTAAAATAAAACCAATTGTCATTTGGTTGATATTGTTTCCATATTTGGTCATTAGCATATATCCAATGCTTTCCAGTTTGTTCATATAATGGTAAAGTCAATTCATACAATTGAATTAATTTATCATAATAATGGTTATTTACTATATAACCAGAGGCAGTTTGAGTTTCAATAACTTTATTTACAACATTATTTTCATGGTCTTCTGATTTTATTAAATTATATGATAACATACAAACATCAAATGGTAGATTAAGAGAGAAAAAATCAGATAAATTTTGTTCAAACTCTTCTTTTGAAACTAAAAACATAAAATCATCTTCCAAAATTAAAACATTTCTATAATTTCTCTCTTTTGCTAATTTTAAGACAGAAAGATGAGATTTAAAACAACCAAGTGCACCAAAATTTGGTATATCAATAGCTTCAAATCTTTCGTATTCTAAACTAAAATTATTCAATTCTTGTTCAATCTCCTCACGCCTATCTGTTCTTTTATTTAAATTAATATAAATTATTTTATCTATATTATGTGACATTTTATTATAAATATTTAATTGGCTTTAAATATTTATGTATTTTTTATGAATTTATAATTAATTTATAATTTTGGTTCAACTTTTTTTTGAAGGTTGAGCAAAAGGTCCACTAACCAATTGACTTTGACCATTATCCGTCTTACCAACAACAATATTTTCTCCTTCAAACAACTCACTACAAATATCCGCAGTAGAAATATTTTCCTGTTCCTTCAAAGCAAATTCTTGGGTATTAGCATTATTTATACCAATAAGGTTACCATCTTCATCAACAGTTTGAGTTAAAACATTGCCAGATTTTTCAGCATTCTTAATATTTTCCTCAATAGCCTTCTTTTTAGTTTCCTTAACACGCTGTTCAAAAGCGGTTTTTGCGTTACTTTCATTCTTTTGTTTTTCACTCATCAATTGATTAAGCTCCTCTTCCATATATTCTACTCGACCAGTCTTATAAGCTTCAGGATCCCATGGCATCCACATACCAACAGGACCAACAAAAATATCATGCTTATCATCAACTTCTCTCAGCATTTTACATCTTAATTCTGCCTCTTCTTGACTTGGATAAGAACCTCTTACTTTAATTCCTCTTGTGCTTGTTTGAAAATTATGTGTTAAATTAAACAGCTTTTCAAGCTCTGCCTCATTATTATCTAAGAAAGTTTTATATTCATCTTCAAGCGCTGTCCCAGTTAGATTACTCTTTTCTTCCTTTACAAAATCTTTAAAATCATTTGAAACATCATCAAATGAAACATTGTATTTAAAAGAAAGAAAATTTAGAAATTGAACAAATTTTTCCATAGATTTATTAAAGTCCCATTTCTTTAGGAATTCCTCAAATAAGAATAATTCCTTTTTCTTTAGAATAGTTTCAGGAGAACAAAAAGAAACACAAACAAATTTTTGTCCAGCAATTGGTTTATCTTCTTC